AGCCCAGGTGCGCTGGCTACGGCTTGCGGAATATCGCGGCAGTATTTGTGGAAGCTTGCGAAGGGTGACAGCCTTCCCCGCGTTGATGTCGCCATCCGCATAGAGGACGCGACGGGCGGCGCGGTTCCTGCGCGCGCGTGGGTGGACCCATGACCGCCCTCATCCTCATATCCGAAGGGCGCGTGATGGTGGTCATTGTCGATAGCTTGGCGCATTGCCTGATTGCGGCTCAGGCTGTCGCGCATTTGGGGCTTGTGGCGTGTGGGGGTGCAGGGCTAGGCGTATAAGCCGCGTTGTGTTATGGCCCTTCGGGGCTATTGCAGAGCGCGGCGGCGTGGAGAACGTAACACGACAGCCAACCAGCGGACGCGCTGGCGCTGACATCGGTGGAGATAGAATCAAAGCCCTTGAGCCGGAGTAGCGACCGGCCCGCGCTCTACCCTCACTCCCTAACTGCCCCGGCTTCGGTCGGGGTGTTTTTTTGTGCCTCAGATTCAAGGATTGCGCGGCCTATCATCATCGGGATGTCAGGATGCACCGCGTTGCCCAATGCCTTTAGGCGCGGCGCGCGGTCCTTGACGCCCGCCTTTACTCGCTCTCCAGGTTCGTCCAGCCAACAGGAAAACCCATCAGCCATTCCACCCATTCGGGGTTCAGTGCGCCGTGTTGGTCTCGTATCGTCACTGCATCGTTCAGACTGTTTGTTTCCCCGCGCCCGCTGGCCTTGAGCGTTTCCGGCTTCCTGCCACCCTTGTGGTCGCGCGTCGTCGGTGTCGGCCACAACGTCCGCGCCACTTCCCGCTCCAAGTTCGGGAACCTGTCCATTGCCCTTTGCGCCGTTATCTCTGCCGCCATTGCGCTGCATGTTCGCGGCGTGGGCCACATGGCCGGGATTTTTCCCTGAGCTTCCATGGGTGATTTGCCATTCATCATCGCAGCTGCTTCCGCCTCGGTCATATCGCCCGCCAAGACTTTCGCCCGCAAAAGCCGCACGTTGCCCTCGCATGGCCGCCCCGCGCTTGCTGTCGCGGTAGGCCACAGTCCAGACCCGGTCGCGCCTGTGCGATGCACCGACGGCGCAAGCTGGAATAACAAACGTCCGGCAGGCGTAGCCTTCGGCTTCCAGGTCAGCCAGCACGTCATCGAGACCCATGCTGATGTGCCCAGCAACGTTCTCTCCAATGACCCAAGAGGGCCGGAGTTCAGCCACGAGCCGCATAAATTCCGGCCAGAGGTGGCGGTCATCTGCCGCGCCTTGTCGCTTCCCGGCGGTGGAAAAGGGTTGGCATGGGTATCCGCCGCAAATAACGTCAACTGGTCCGTCAATGTCTGATCCTTTCAGGGTTCGCACGTCAGGAAAGCATGGAGTGTCAGGCCAATGTTTTGCTAACACACGGCGCGGGAAGTCGTCGTATTCGCAGAACGCCACAGTTTCAAATCCGCCCGTGCGCTCTAGGCCAAGGCTAAAGCCTCCAATCCCGCTGAAAAGGTCGAGGACGCGCAGCTTGGTCACAACATCACCTCCAAGCTATACCCGCCATCCGCAACGGTCGCTCCGATCACGTTCAACCTCCGTTCCCGCGCCCAATGCAACTCCATTCCAACGCCAACGCTGGTCTGCCATCCGTCCAGCTTAAGCAGATACATCACGGCGCAGGCATCGAAATATGCGCGATTGCAGGCGGTCCAGCTTGCGGCATCGGTCGGCAGGTCGCAGCGTGTAGCAGCTTCGTGCCAAGTGCTTATCGGGGAAAGCGGATAACACAGCCCATTGCGCCAGAGCCACGCAGAGAACGCCATAGCCTGATTGGCGCGGTGCTGCATCACGCTGGGGTCTCGGTGGCTGTAGGGGCTGGCGACGTAGGCTAGGCGGGTCATGTGTGAAACTCCACCGATCCCCCATCGCGCGCCCGCCTGCACAGGCCCCTGACGCGCGGCAAGCCCATTGCGAGTTCGTCCCACACACATTCAACGGTTCGGCACACCACATGCGCCCCATATTCATCGCGCAGGCAGTAAAGCGGCCTAGCGTTTCCAACTCTTGCATATGTTAGCGTGTATCTCATCTCGTGGCGTCCCTTGCTTGGCGGTAGGCGGCGAGGGCGTCGTCCGCGATCCCAAGAGTGTCGGAATCATCCTCGCTAGACACCATCAACAATTCCATCGCCTCCGCCAACTCATCCGCCTTTGCCAGCGCGGCCTCTAGCTGTTCGATGCGGTCGGCGGCGTCTTGCTGTGCGTCCGTATCGGCAATGCCTTTCCACAACCGCCTCACAATATCACTCATCCCGTTTCCCTTTCTTTGCATTCGCCCGATCCCGCCCGCGCTTGGCCTGAACCGTCCATCGGTCAACCTGCTGCTCCCAGGGCGTTGTCTTGCATGGCGGGCATACTGTCACGGTCCGCACATCGCATGTGGCATCGTAGCGGGCGGATATGGCGGCGCGTTCGGCGGGGGTGAGGGGGCGCTTCATTCGGCAGCAATTCCGAATAGATCATTGTTCTGCGCTTCTGCGGCGGCAAGGTTGTTCCCAGCCTGCGCCGCATATTCCGGCTTCAACTCAAATCCCAAATAGCGCCGCTTCATTTTGATTGCGACATGGCCTGTTGATCCGATCCCGTTAAACGGGTCCATAACCACATCACCGGGCTTGGAATATAGGCGCAGGCAATTCTCGATCACGTCCAGTTGCAGCGGGCAAACGTGCTTTTCATCGTTCTGAGCCTTGGCGCTACGCCATCCGTTCAACACGTTGCCTTGCTGGATATTCATCCATACAGGGCTTGCCAGCTTTTGCCATTCGTAAACGTCAAACTGCGCATGCTCGATCATCTCGGCCAAGGCGTCATCTGGTGGGCATTCGGACGCCAAGCCGATCTTGTGCATATGCTCAAGCCACTTTCGGGCGATCTTGGTTGCCTCTTGCGTGTCACCCAACGCGCTATGCTCAATCCGATCTGGATTATCTCCCGGCTTGCGGAAAAACAGGATATAATCCGGCATACCTACGCGGTTCATGGCGCTGTCTTTCTTGATCTGCTTGTGAAGCAGGCCAAGAGCCTTGGTGCGCTGCATTTCAACAACGGGGTCTTTCCAAATCGTCACGCGGCCATGATAGATCATACCTGCATCCGTATGGGCTTTAATCAGGTCGCCAGAGAAGTCTTGCAGCCCGATAAACCCGTCACGGCCCTTGCGGCTTGGAAGGTCTGTGCAATGCACGCAAGCAATCCGCCCCGGCTTCATGACGCGGGTTAAGGCTTCGGCGAAAAAGCGGTATTGGTTGGTGAATTTCTCGCCTGTGCCAGCATTGCCTAGGTCGCGATCACTATCGCTGTATACAAACAGATCCCCGAACGGTGGGCTAAACACGGTGCAATCAATGCTATTCTCTGGCATGGCGTGCATGCCTTCAATGCAATCCGAGTTGTGCAGGGCATACCAGTTGCCGCTATATTCAGGGTGTTTCATGCTATTTCCTCCGACTTGATCCATGCAGGAAACGCCAAATCCAGCGGCCTGTCATACTTGATCCGGTTGCGTTGTGGTGCGCGCTGTGCGGATTTCATAGCTTCCGCCATAGCGCGTTTCATTTCGTCATGCTTTGCTGCCTTGGCGTTCACTGTATTCCAGATGCTTGCCTCTGTGTCGCTGATAACAATATCGTTGCGCACTTGCTCTGTCTGCCCGAAACGGTGCGACCTGCGTTGTGCCTGATAGTGCTGCTCATAGCTAAAGCTGATCGAGGCGAACACGGCATGGGCGCAATGCTGCCAGTTCACGCCAAATCCGGCCAGCTTGGGCTTACTGACGATCACGCGAAAATCACCATCCGCGAATCCCAAGAGTAGCGCCTCTTTCTTATCCGCGTCAAGCGATCCATGCACTTCGCGCGCACCTGGTATCAGCTTGGCAAGCATGGCGCTCTCTTCGTTTGTTTCGCACCATACCGTAACGGGCTTGTCATGCGTTGCCAGTTCTGCCGCGCGTTCGCAGCGCTGCTTTATGGTCAGGCGCTTTTCTTTGTGAAAGCTGGTGGCACTCATTTCTGGAATGCGAAACAGCATGCCTTGCGCATCGTCCATGCGGTCCGCTTTGATCTGGTGCAGTGTGGTGATGATGGGCGGCAGGATGTATCCCGTATCATCCCCGCCAAGATCGCTTGGCAGTGTCGCGCAACGTGACCAGCTCGCCACGAATGACCAGAAGTCCTGCGCGGCATGGCCCTTCAATCGCCAGTCCTGGCTCGCCGTGCTGGTGTCATTTATAAACCATTTCGATAGCATTTCTTGCTGTCGCATAATGCCTAGAAACTCGACATGGTTGCCTAGTTCTGTGTGGTCATTCGGGCTTGGTGTGGCTGTCGCGCATAACTTGTATGGCGTGTCAACAAAGGCATCTTGCAGCGCCGCGCGCGTCTTGCTCTGGTAGCTTTTCAGGATGCTGCTTTCATCCAATACCACAGCCCCGAATGCAGACGGGTCCAGCTTTGGCAGTCGCTCATAGTTTGCAACCATCACGCCTGCGCCGACTTCGGACTGTTCGCGGATCTGGCGCGCGTCAATGCCAAACTTCTGGCCTTCGCGCACCATCTGGCCTGCCACTGCAAGCGGGGTTAGGATCAGGCTGGGCTTGCCCGTTTCTTCTGCGCAATTCCGCGCAAACTCCAACTCAATAAATGACTTGCCCAAGCCCGTATCAAGAAACGCGGCGCTGCGGCCTTGCTGTAAGGCAAACTCTAGAGCCGTGACCTGATGGGCCTTGGCGGCTGGATTGATCGGCCCATGCTCAAAGCCGTGCATCTGCTGCGCAACGGCGCGCGATGCAATAAACCTTCTGTATTCTTCCAGTGACATTCTCTCTGCCCTCCTAGCAGTCCATCCCTTTGATATGCGCGCGGCCCAATGCTGTATCTGCATTAGACTGCACATCGCGGACGTGCTTTTTCCAAAGCCGCTTTGGGCAGTATGTGGCGACATGCGCGGAAACCTTTTCGTCGGCTTCGCTGTCACTAAGGCGCTCAA